ATGTTCTCTATCTCCCATAGGGAATATTTATGGAACTGCATGAGGGCGAAATTGATGCGGAAGTATGTCTCAAGATCTATATGAGACATACTTAGGCGAAAAAATCCGTTAGCCCCTCTAATATTATAGTGTTTTTCTTTTTAGTGTTTGGGTTTGTCACCTCTAATGTATGTGTCAACTTAGGCATAGTCTCAAAGAATTTTTCAATCTTCTGGAACTGTGCTGATGTCAATGATTCAACCCAATCTTTAAGTTCTTTCTTCGTACACTCAGAGGCTGCAAACATATCCTTGTCATTATAAACCATGTCAATAGATGTGGCTATCATTTCAAATGATTTTTCCACAGCATCGTCATCTTCCTGATTGAAGTTAGTTTCTATAAACTGACTAAGAGATGGATACTTCATTTTTACAGAATAACCATCTGCCAATTCAATGTCTGGGTTATGGTCATCATTACTGGAGACTTCAATATCATCAATGAGAACTGTGACAGGAACTTCTGTCTTGCCATCATCACCACATGTCACTAAGAGTTCAATTGATTCACCTACAGATTTTCCTCGAATATTTAAAAATAGATATTCAATATCAAAACTAGGTAGTTGGTCAATTTTAATCCCTTTTGTTATAACACATTCTTTAAGAACCTGTTTAACAGCACTGGTTATTTGTTTTTGGTTTTCTGACTCAAGAGCAAGTATGAGAATTTTTTCTTCTCTTACCAAAAATGGTCTATACTTTATAGTTTTTCCATTTGAAGGTAATTTCAAGTCATACTCAGCCGTCGAAATTTTAGGTAAAGGCATAATAAGTAATTATTCGTTATTATTTATCGGGTTAATTTGAAGCTTTATCTACAGTAGTTTCTGATGTTTGTTCAGCTGTAACTACCTGTCCAGCACCCTTCTGTGGCACCGCTGGTGCAGGGAGTCCAGAATTATTGACAATGTAGTATCTATCATATGCAAACTCGACTGTAACCTGTAATAGTGTTCCGCCTGCATAGTTGAGTGGTATATCCTGTATTGATATAGGAAACGCATTTATAAAGTTATAACTGATAGCCTCAGGTTTAAACTCTTCTGGATTGCCGTCTGAACCTAAATTTCTTTCAAACTTAGTAATTGATAGATCTCTTTTATAGTCATGGGGATATCTAAACCTATGGAAGGCAAATCTTTCATCATTGTTTGGGTAACCGCCAGGATATCCTTGATTATGTTTGATTCCCTCCTGTGTGACATACAGAGGATTCATAAAGTTTATCCACTCTTGGAAAAGTTTCAAAGTTTTATAATCCTGAGATACAAAGAATGTCAATGATATGTCAGTATATTGTCTTTGTGTAGCAAATCTCTCTCTTATACCCTGTCTACTACCAACTTCCTGTACAACAGACATTGACACACCAGGCAACATTGCCTCATTACATAGTAACTCATATACTTCTTTCTGTCCATTATCTAACAATCCGCAAGAGGTAAACCACTTACTAAGATCGTTGGCCATTTTTTCTTTCTGATAAACACCACTTGAAGCTGCATCTAAATCAACTGGGAATGAATCTACAGGTTCTGGGCCATCCTGTGCCAAGTCCATCTGAACCTTAAAAAAGTTAGATAGGGCAGGAGCACCTAGTGCCGATCTAAAATCATCTATACTTTTTACTAATTTATTATCGCTAAAATAACTTTTCTGTTGTCTGGCCATCTAAATAAATTTATGACTTACCATACTATGTATATGGCTTATCAGGGAAAATTTAAACCAAAGAAACCCAAAAAATATAAAGGCGACCCCACTCAAATCGTTTATAGATCTTTATGGGAGAAAAAATTCATGGAATATTGTGATTTGACTGAAAGTGTAGACCAATGGCAATCTGAAGAGTTCTGGATACCATATAAAAATCCAATAGATAAAAGGACTCATAGATACTTCCCAGATTTTTTTATCAGGTATAAGGATAAAACAGGTGCTAAAAGATCTATGGTTATAGAAGTAAAACCAAAGAGACAGTGTAAGGAACCTGTAAGGAATCCTAAAAGAAAAACTCAAGCATGGTATTATGAAGTTAAAGCATGGGTGATAAACCAAGCAAAATGGAAGGCAGCACAGAACTATTGTGCTGACAGAAAGTATGAGTTCAAAATTATGACCGAAGACGATTTAGGTATCTCACATGATCGCAGACGATATTAAGGAAGCCACCCAAGGCGAACTACAACCAGATGCATGGTATGTAAACCAATTAGAATCAGCATTGGCTGCGGTACAAAAGAGAGACGCCAGTGCCATTGACACTCAGGGTGTGAGAATGGGTGATCTAGTTTTCTTTGGATATAACCCACAATTTGCACAAAATTATGAATTTTGGGACGTACAACCCCTTGCTGTGGTGATGGGATTCTATCAAGAAGGTTTTCTTGGATGTAATTTACATTACATAAATCCAGATTATCGTGATGTAATTGCCACGAGCTTACTAAATACCAAAGGAGAGTCTCCTGTACCTAAGAATAGTGTCCACAAATATCTGTGGTCTAACATGAGAACTATATTTAAAGTTCCCAAAGAAGAAGACTGGGCCTCTATCTCCTTACTTCCTACCGAACAATTCATAGATAAGAACGGTGTGAGGTTTCCTAAGTATAAGGCATTTAATTATCGCAATCAGAAAAAAAGGAAGAAATGACCGCAACACCTATTACAAATTCAGAATTTGGTGAAGAAATAAATCCTGGCGTAGAAATATCTCAACAGGATTCGGAAGGTAATGTCAGAAATTATAAAGTATTTTACTCAGAGACAAATGGAACAACTGTTCGTGCAGTTGACGCCAATGGTCAATTATTACAAAACGTAGAACCAATATACAAAGATGGAGTGTGGGATAGATCTAAGCTAACAACAGGAACAGCAGACTCATTAAGTTTTGAGGATCAAAAAAGAATTCACCAACAAATACAAGAGTCAACTAAAAATCATATTGCTGCCGTTGCTCCTGGCACTCCAAAACCAAAATGGACTACCCAAGAAGGATACGCTTATGGAATACCATCTGATTTAGATGCTAAACAACTTCAATTACAGAATAAAATCAATAATGCTAGAAATAATAAAGAAAAAAATATGTATTCTAGACAGTTGAGAAATTATAATACTAGTAAAACTAATAAAGGTGATACCAACCGAGGCATAGCAGCAGGCGGTGATCCAACTGGTCAAGGTCAAAAGGCAATGTCTGCAATCCAAAATGCTTTTAGTGGTGCCGAAGAGGCAGACACATTATTCAAGAAGATAGTGAAATATCCTATGGATATGGCTAACAGTATGGATCATATGTTCATACAATGTTACTCCTACCGAGCACCTTATGCAGCTGCACTAGATGGTAATACTGGAAGTAGAAATATTTTTGCAGGGGACAAAACATCTTCATTTACTTTCGGTGCAGAAAGAACAACACCCTATAAGAGAAAACTAGGTGCTGGTATCAAACTACCAATGCCAAATAACATGACAGATGGAAACCCAAGAAACTGGGGTGAACAAAGTATGGATGCTGGGCAAATGGGTGCAATTCAATCATCAAGTAAAAATGCTTTAACAAGTTTCTTTACGAATGACTTCTTTGGTTATGGCCCTACTGCTAGAAAACTATCCATGCAGGGAGAGATGTTGACTCAAGAATCCACTAGAGGAATGTCAATAGCAAACAAGATTGCTCAGTTGGCAAGTGAGAGTGGATTTGGTGATGTAAGTTCAGAACAAGTTCTTTCCAGAAGCGTGGGTGTGGTAGCAAACTCAAATACAGAATTATTATTTGCTGGAGTAAGTCTAAGAAGTTTTGAATACCAATGGCTGATGAGTCCAAGAAATAGATTAGAAGCAGCAAATGTAAGAATGATTATTCGTGCATTTAAACAATGGTCTGCTCCTAAAAAAGTTAGAAAGATTGATAATGGAGAGTTATCAAACGTGGGTAAGGCTGGTGGCCCATCATTTTTCTTAGGAACTCCAAATATATTCAGACTAAGATTTGTCACTAATGGTAATAGAAATATTCTTGGTGTAAATAAATTCAAACCGTGTGCTTTGACTAATGTAGATCTTAACTACACACCAGAGGGTCAATGGATGGCATATGAGAATGGTATGCCAATATCTGTTATGATGACTTTACAATTCCAAGAATTAGAACCCATCTACGATACAGATTATGGTGAGGATGTTGCTAAGGGTAGAGCATATGATGAATCCACTGAGGAAGGTATGCTTGGAGACTTGATGCCAATAAGTATTATCAAACAAAATAGTCCATACTCAACAGATGTAGGTTACTAAAATGTCAAAAGGTTATTTTTCTTACTTTCCCGAAATAAACTATGTCTCTAGGACTACCGATAGGTCGTCTAATGATGAGTTTATCCCTGTCAAAAATATTTTTAGAAGACCAAAGCTTCGTGATGATCTTGAAAGTGTTCTTACAGCATTTGAAGATTATATGATTATTGGTGATGATAGACCAGAACAGGTTTCCGAAAAGATATATGGTGATCCTCGATTTGATTGGGTTATATTAACAACAAATAATATTACTAAGATCCAAGATCAATGGCCATTAAATTCAAATGACTTTCAAAGATACATCTATGACAAATATGGCACTGAGGAAAGATTATCAGAGATCCATCATTACGTTACTGAATTATTATTAGATGATAATTCAAGAGTAGTAGTTCCAGAAGGTTTGGTTGTAGATTCTAACTTTGATAGTAGATATCTAGAGAGAAACTTTGCAAGACAAGAGGAAGTGACTTATAGTGGTAGCAGTTTAAATGACCTGTCTAGTGTTGATAATGCTGGTACAGTTAGAGATTCTAATGGTAATATAATATCACATACTAATGTATTTGCAGTTTCAAACTATGAGTATGAAGAGAATGAAAATGATGCCAAGAGAAGGATAAGAATATTACAACCTCAGTTCTTAGAAATTGCAGTTTCTGATATGAACCAAATAATGAAATATAAGAAATCTGGTGATTATATCAATAGTAGATTGAAAGGATCATATAACCCAAGACTTAGTGGGCAATAAAAAAAGGGGTCGTGAGACCCCTTTCTTAATGTTTACTCTTCAGCGAGTTTCTGAAAATAACTTAGTGCGTCATCTTCATCTTCCGTCGTTTCCGTTGCAGCAGCAGAGAGATTAGATATCTCATCTAGTTCCGCAGATGTTGGACGTTTCCCTTCACTTAAATCTTCTAGATCTTCTGTGTCAATTCTAGGTGTAACTACTTTTTTAGCCCCAAGAACTGAATCTAAACGTGCTTTAAGTTCATCATAACTCTTGAACTGATCAGGAGCAGTGAACTCACTTAGATCATAGATCTTATCATAGATTGCTTCTAGTGCGGTATCGTCATCTAGTAATGCTTCTACCTTACCAAACTCTGAACTATCATAGTTCCAGAATCCAGCAACCTGTTTAATCTTCAACTTAAAGTTTGC